TTTTACTATACAATTATTATTAGATCTAGACGCGTATAGTCGACGGCCTAGAGACTAGATCTTATAAACTAGGAGGATATAATTATGGCAAATACAACGTTTATCGGTGCAGTACGATCAGAAAATGGTTTTAAAACTATTTCTAAAAATTCTAGCACTGGTGCAATTACAGATGAAGCGGTTTACAACGTTAGACCTAACTTCAGAGTATCGGTTGACAACGCAACTTTCAATACTGGAGCGGCAGTTACTGACACATTAACAAGAGCGGAATCAGGAACTCTCTTTACAATAGATGGAACTGATGACATCGTAGTTAACATGCCAGCATTAAGTACAGCTAACGTAGGAACAACATATGAATTTATTGTGACTACAGCAGTTGGTGGTGCAAAAACTGTAACATTCGTTTTACCTGGAGCAGGAGTTTCTAATTTCTATGGAGCTCTTCAACTTATGGGTGGATCGGCAGCTAATCCAGCAAGTGATGTTGCAGGAGACACTTTAACTTTACCTAACAGTACTGCTGTTAATGGAAGAGTTAAGTTAACTTGTGTGACTGATGACGGAACGAATTCTACTTGGAAAGCGGAAACCGTTACTACACCAATCGCAACTATTGCGTAATAAATAATAATGTGAGCTCCTTCGGGAGCTCACGCTTAAGGAGAAAATATGGGAACATATGTAAGTAATGTAAAAACTACTAGATTAACAGCTTCAGGATCTATTTTTGGAGGACCTTGTAGAATTTTAGGAATATACTACGTCGCTGACACTACTGCAGGAAGTATCACTATTAACGATGGTGGTTCATCAGGAACTGCAATTGCTGTTTTTGATACACCTAAAGGAGCTGCAGCTAATGCAGGAGAAAATGTAGTAGGATATATTCCAGTTCCAGGTGACGGTTTACATTGTGCAACAAATGGTTATTGCACTTTAAGTGGAGTAGAAAAAGTTACTATATTCTACGGATAGGAGACTAGATGGCTAATACGACTTCTGGTACTTATACTTTTGATAAGAACTTTGCGATTGATGATTTAATCGAGGAAGCTTATGAAAGAATTGGTATACAAGGAACATCTGGATATCAGCTACGAAACGCTAGACGATCTTTAAATATTCTATTATCTGAATGGGGTAATAGAGGAATTCACTATTGGGAAATAGGATCCACTAATATTGATCTAATTCAAGGTCAAACTGAATATAAATTTTATAGAACATCAGCGGATGGAACGAGTGCTACAACCACTCCCACAAACGGCATTTACGGAATTACAGATATTTTAGAAGCTCAGTTAAGAACTAATAGAACACAAACTACTCAATCAGATACTCCGATGACAAAAGTAGATAGATCTACTTACGCAGGATTTTCAAATAAACTTTCTCAAGGAACTCCTAATCAATACTGGGTTCAAAGATTTATAGACCATGTAAGCATTAGTGTTTATCCAACTGCTGATGCTTCAAACGCATCTAAAGACATGCATATTTATTATATTAAAAGACTTCAAGATGTGGATGGAACGTACACAGATGCAACTGATGCACCATATAGATTTATACCATGTATGGTTACAGGCTTATCTTTTTATTTAGCACAAAAATATGCTCCAGATAGAATTCAAACTCAAAAATTATTATATGAAGATGAATTACAAAGAGCATTAGCGGAGGATGGATCAGCGTCTAGTACATACATTACACCTAAGACGTACTATCCAAATATTTAATTATGCCAAAATATGCATCAGGAAAAAGAGCACTAGCAATTTCAGATCGATCTGGACTTCAGTATCCATGGAGAGAGATGGTTACAGAATGGACCGGTGCATTTGTCCATGTTTCTGAATATGAACCTAAGCAACCTCAATTAGAACCTAAACCAATTAGTTCTGATGGTGTTTCTTTACCAAAAGTAAGACCATCTAGAGTTGCACCAGCTGTTACTAGAATAATGAGAGATGACCCTTTTGAAACTTATGGAGCAGGTTCTGGACTTATTAATGTATGGTTTCCTGGTCACGGTTTAACTGATGGGGACACATATAGAATTAGAGGATCAATAACTACTTCACCGGGAACAGGAACTGCCTATAATCCTGTGACAGGAGTTAATGGAACTTCGGTTTTTGGATATAATGATCCTCAAAGTTTTGATGGAATTACAGGAGCTAAATTAGCATTAGAGGCGGGCTATGCAATTACGACAGGACTATATAGAAGTGGCGCAAGAGTAGATTCAGATTATGCAAAAGCAAATTATTTTTATTTTACAGTTAACACAGATACAGCTACACTAGGTGAAAAAAGAGGAGGAGGAGTTGGGTGTTCTATTGGACCCGTGACTCTTGAAGCATAATGGCAGGAATATCTTACGACACATTAGTTACACAAATTAGAAACTATACTGAAACAGATTCAAATGTTTTTAGTACTGATGTTTTAGAAAATATTATTTTAAATGCTCAATCTAGAATATGTCAAGATGTCCCAATTGATGCTGACAGACATATGCAAGAAGGAAACTTAGTAACAGATAAAAATAGTATATATGCTCCAGCTGGAGCTATATTTACTAGAGGTATAGAAGTGTTTGACTCTACTACGGCTTCAACTGGTACTTTAAGATGGCTTATTAAAAAAGATGTAACTTGGTTAGCTGAATATATTGAAGATTTAACTGGGTCTGGCGGAGCAGATGTAACCGGAATGCCTAAATATTATGCTATGTTTGGAGGAGCTACAGGAGATGGCTCAACTACTTCAGGTGGGTATATGTTAGCCCCTACTCCAGACGCAAATTACTATTTTAGAGTACATTTTGATAAAAGACCGGCTACTTTAGAGTCCAGTAATCAGACTAATTATATCAGTTTAAACTACCCTCAACTCCTATTATATGCATGTTTAGTAGAAGCTTATGGGTATTTAAAAGGTCCAACAGATATGTTGACATTATACGAACAAAAGTATAAAGATAGTGTACAAACGTTTGCTTCTCAACAAGTTGGAAGAAGACGTAGAGACGATTATACGGACGGAACGGTCAGAATTAAAATTGATTCACCGAGTCCTTAAATTAGGAGATAAAAAATGGCTATAACATCAGCAGTTTGTTCAAGTTTTAAAAGTGAACTTTTAAGTGGTAAACACGATTTCGATTCTTCAGGTGGAGATACTTTTAAAATCGCTATGTTTACAAGTTCTGCATCTTTAGATGCAACTACAACAGACTATAGCTCATCAAACGAAATTACTAATTCCTCTGGAACTGCTTACACAGCTGGCGGAAAAGCATTAACAAACCAAGGCGTAACTTTGTCAAGCACAACTGCTTACACAGATTTTGCTGACGTGTCTTGGACTTCAGCTTCTTTCACAGCAAACGGTGCAATGATCTACAACACGACAACTGATGGCGGATCAGGTACAACAGATGCAGTTTGTGTAATTGCATTTGGTGGAGACAAAACAGTTTCTTCCGGAACTTTTACAATTCAATTTCCTACAGCAGGAGCAACAACAGCTATCCTAAGATTAGCTTAAGGAGGTAATTCCTTATGGCTTCAATTTGGGGTGGTGATAGTCCTTCAGTAGCCTGGGGCGTTAACTCATGGCAATCTAATACATTTCCATTATCTATTGATGGTTTATCCATTAGTGCATCTCAAGGAGATGCTGTCGCTTATCCTGATCGAGGATGGGGCGCACAAAGTTATTCTACAGGTGAGTGGGGAGAAGTAAATGAAAATACAGCAGTTCTCTCCGGACTTGAAATTACAACAACTTTAAATGCAGATGGAGTTGAGTCTTATTCACTTACTGGATGGGGAAGAGCACAATTTGGTGAAGAACCATACGGCGATAGTGATAACCCTGTTGTTACTCTTTCAGGGCAATCTTTTTCTGTATCTCAAGGAACAGCAACTGTAACCACAGAAATAAATACAGGTTGGGGCCAAGATGGATGGGGCGTTGAAAACTGGGGTCAATCAGGATTAGCAATAGATATTGATGGTTTAGAAATAGGAACTGTTTCAGTAGGTCAAGGTGGTTGGGGAACTGTAGCTTATGGAAATGCTAGCTGGGGTATGTGGACTATTACACCAGAAGACGTTGTTGGATTATCAGGACAATCTATTACTGCATCTCAAGGAACTTCAAGTATAATAGTTGATTATGTAGATACACCAACAGGTCTATCTGCTACTGTGTATCAAGGATCAATTAGTGCAAACAACGGCGCTGATATGTTGGTTGGTTTAGCAAGTCAATCTTTCTCATCTACAGTAGGGGCTATATCCCCAGCAGATGTAGTTGGATTAACTGGTGTTGAATTTAATGCTTATGAAAATGGTTCTGGAGTAATACCAGATAATATAGAACTTATTGATGTAACAGGAGTATCTTTTACCGCTTCTGTAGGAGCAATAACACCAGACGCAATGACCGTCAGTTTTAGTGGTGTTTCTTTCACTGGTTCTGTAGGAGCAATTACACCTGATCAAAATACAGTAGGATTGACTGGCGTTGATTTTAGTGCTAATGTAGGTGAATTATATCCGGTATACTTTAAAAATGTTGACATTGAGTCATCAACAACGTATACAGATGTAAATATAGCGGCGTAAATTAGGAGATAAAATTATGGCTTCAACATATACACCATTAGGTGTTGAAAAAATGGCAACTGGCGAAAATGCCGGTACATGGGGAACAAAGACTAATACAAACTTAGAGATTCTAGAGCAAATATCTGGTGGCTATGCAGTTCAAACTTTAAATGCCGCAGGATCTGGTGCTAACACAACAACTTTATCTGTGTCAGACGGATCTACAGGTGCAACTCTTGCAACAAGAGTTATCATTTTAGGAGCAGAATCTGCTCAAGCTATTACAGGAAATAAAATAGTTACAATACCTCTTGATGTAGAAAACTGGTATTTCATTAAAAATAATACAAGCGGAGCTTACACAGTTGAATTTAAATACGTTAGTGGATCAGGTGGAACTGTTACTTGGGCAACTGACGATAAAGGCTGGAAAGCTATTTATGCATCAGCTAATGATGGTACTGACCCTGACGTTGTTGATATCGGAATGGGTGACGTTACAACTAGTGGTACACAAACTTTAACAAACAAAACTTTAACTTCACCAAAAATTGGTACTTCTATTTTAGATACTAACGGAAACGAGTTATTCATATTAACAGCAACAGGATCAGCAGTTAATGAAATTACTTATGCTAACGCAGGAACGGGTAATGGTCCAACTTTTACCGCTTCTGGTGAAACAAACGTTGATATAAATATTAACCCTAAAGGGTCAGGAGTTCTTAAATCAGGAACTGCAGCAGTTAAAATTGCAGGAAAAGAAACTATATGGGTTCCAGCTGGAGCGATGTATGCTGCAACAACTAATGGAGCTAGTGCAGAACAAATAGAAACAACAGCAACTAGACCTGACATTAAAGTTTTAGATTTTGATCCAAGTACAGCAGAATACGCACAGTTTGCAGTAGCTATGCCTAAATCATGGAATCTAGGCACGGTAACTTACCAAGCTTTTTGGACACCTTCGACTACAAACACAGGTGACTGTATATTTGGCTTACAAGGCGTAAGCTGTAGTGATGGTGATACTGCAGACGTAGCTTTTGGAACAGCACAGGAAGTTACAGACGCTGGAATTGGAACTGTAGAAGATATACAAGTTACAGCAGAAAGTAGTGCAATGACAATTGCAGGATCTCCAGCAGACGACGACATGACTTTCTTCCAAGTTTATAGAGACGCAGCAGATGGTAGTGATACCTTTACAGGAGACGCGAGATTAATCGGTATTAAATTATTCTTTACTACAGACGCTGCTAACGACGCGTAATAGGAGGATAAAGAGATATGACTCAATTTGGTTATAAAACATTGGGTTTCGGAGCAGGTGCTAGTGGAACCCCTTATAATGTTCAATACTTAGTAGTAGCTGGCGGCGGTGGCGCGGCTGGTGGATATGGAGCTGGCGGTGGAGGCGGCGGTGGTTTCCGTACGATTGCATCTAAAACTCTTCAAGTAACTACTAAAAAAACTTATGCAGTAACAGTCGGTTCAGGTGGAACTGAAGCTAATACGCCAGTAGGCGTAGGTCAAGGTCAAGGCGGAGATTCTGCAATGGTCGGCGATACAGAAACAGTTACTTCTGCTGGCGGCGGTGCTGGCGGATATAATGGTAATCCAGCTGGAGGACCAAATGGTAACACAGGTTATAACGGAGGTTCCGGTGGCGGAGGTGCACAACCTTGGCAGTCAACTGGAGGAGCTCCAGGAGGATCAGGAAACGTACCTCCAGTAAGTCCCGCACAAGGTACTGATGGTGCGGCAGGAGGACCAAATGG